ATGTTTATTTCTTCAGTGAACCACTCCATCAGAATGCGGATCAGATTCGTAATCCGGAAAGTAAGAACCAATTCAGCCGGCGTATGTCCGCTCAATTGTAGAATCACCATCGACGGCCAAAAGGCTACTGAGTTTGCAACGGGCGCAGCAGTAGACCCCAAAAAATGGGACAGTAAATTTCAAAAAGTAAAGGGGGCATCACAGGCGGCTATCGACCTAAACCGAAGAATTGACATTATCAAAACGGAATTGGAAGGTGTATATCTTTCAGCAAGGTCGCGGGGATTAAGATTATCAGCCAATGAGATCAAGGACATCTACACGGGCAAAAAAGAACTGGCTTGCTCCTTTGTCAAAATGACAACGCTTTATCTGGAGGAGCTAAAAATTAAGAACAGGTCCATCGTTACAGTAAACCGTTACAAAAGATGTTTCCTGTACCTGAATCAGTATCTGGGCAAGGACATGAATGTGGCCAGTCTGGAAAAAAGGCATGTAAGCGGGTTTTGGCGTTGGCTGAAAGAAAAGGGGTATCACAACGATTATTGCAACAAGATTGTGCAGGCATGCATCGGGTTGTTCCGGTTTGGGATGCGAGAGGGATACGTTGAAAGAAGTCCTTTTGCCGGTGTGAGTCTGGAATGGAAGAAAGAGCTGGACACAACCTGCTTATCAAAAGAAGAACTCGGGCTGCTTGAAAATTATCCATGGAGTGACAAGCTGCAAAGGGTAGTGGATAGCTTTTTGTTTATGTGTCATACAGGGCTGCACATTGGCGATTACATCGAAATAGGGGAGGATTCGTGCTATACATACAATGAAAAGCAGTTTATGAAAGTGAAAAGAATCAAGACCGGCGTTGAGGCGATCTTTCCACTGGATAACTTCGCGGTCAGTCTAATCAATAAGTACGGCGGCTGTGACAAGATGCCGAAGATTTCCGGCCAGAAATCCAATGATTATTTAAAGGTCATTGCCGAGGCGGTAGGCATTACCAAGAACCTGACCAATAAAATTGCCCGGAAGACATTCACCGACATTTGCCTGAACGAATACGGTTTCAGCGATGAAGTGGTGTCAACCATGCTCGGGCACACATCTACCAGACAGATAAAACATTACGGATCTATCAAAGAAAAAAGGATTCTAAAAGAATGGTCAGATAAAGTAGATGTTGCATAATTCAGTATTATACATCAACAATTGAGAACAAAAATGGCCGTGAGTTATGATGCTCACGGCTTTTATTATGAAAACAAGCGAATCAATAGAAGTTACAAAGCGGTTTTTTCAGGCTGTTGATCATTTGATCAAAGAAAAGGAGTTTGATGGTGTCCGGGATTTCTGCCGAAAGTTCGAAATGAACACAGGCTACTATTACAATATGCGGAATACGCCGGAAACACATTCTGTCAAAGTGGATCAGCTGGTCCGGATCGTTAAAACCTACAATGTTTCCGCTACCTGGCTGCTGATCGGTACCGGCTCGATGATGGTCAGCGAAGATTAAGGTTTTCTAATTGTTGTCGAATAGTGAAACGGCCCACCATTTCTGCAATTCTATATCAAAACTCAAAGTAACGGCCATACCTCCCTGTATTAAGAATGGGGAATCATTTACAGCCATGGTGCCAGTGGGAAGAAATAAGTTATTAAAAGCGTTATTCCGGTTGATGATTGTTATTGTTTTTCCATCGCCCAATACAAACCGGTTCCCAGTCGTGCGAAGTATAAGTATACATACTCTTTCGCCCGTTGGATTGACATAGACCATATCGTACAGACTTGGATCAAAGGTGAGATTCTGGTTGTTCATATCTATTCTTAATGATTTCTTGCCATTAATCAGGCTTTGTCCTAAGAATGAAATACCATCAAATGCGTAAATAGCCCAATTTAAGAATCCGGCTATGGCATTTTTGGCATAAAACACGGCTCCGTAATTATCGCCTACACTGTTAGGCTCCGTTGCTCTAAACAGTGCTGCTCCTTTTCCGCCGTATGTTCCCGGAAAAACATTTGAGCCGATCATGACCTCGGTTTTTTCAGTGGCATCTGTGGAGCGCATGATAATGTATGCATCACCTGAGTCATTGATGATACCGCCGCCCTGTATAGTCCACTTGCCGATCATGCCTTTTTCTGCAAACATGCTTCCGTCTGCCAGCGCGCGCCATGGTGCATTATTCCGGTTTGCGTAAGGAGCACCGGCCCATAAACGCACCAATCCATCAAGCGCATTGTTTGAGCCTGCAATGCCGGCCTGCCCAATATTGTTTTCATTCATCATTTCCAGCCGCTTGCGAAGAAATCCTTCGCCGGACTGCAAAACCCTGAATGGCGCCAAGGCTCTGTTTGCAAATCCGGCTCCTGCCCAGAAACGAACACTGTCGGCTGCTGTTCCATTTCCGGTAATACCGGCCAGTACGCTTCCACCTTCTCCTGCAAGCTGGATGGTGCCGGCAGTTATGATCCCTTTTATAATGGTAGCAACAGTGCTATCGTAAACCGTTGCCAATTCCCAATCGAGCTGATTATAAGATCCGGTCAGCCTTTCGGTAATACAGCGGAACAAATCAACTCCGTTGGTCCAGAGATCACCTTCTGAGTATGGCGGGAACGGTGTAGGATGTGCTGCCGAGGAAATAAAGATTGTGCTTTTGCCGTCTGCCGATTCTTTGGCCTGACTTGCCAGAAGCAGAGCCTGGGTAATTCTATCATCAGAAACTTCCTCCCATGAAAACACATTGTTTTCAACCCGGAACCGGTATGACTTCTTTGAAACGTTATCAAAGTAATTGTCGCCTACGTGTTCGGTTTTAAGCTCCAATGTATTCCAATTGATAGCGGGTTCGTTGCTGAGCGTGGGTGTTCCGTTCAAAAACCAGTTATCAACCTTTCCATCGGTCTGTTCCGTGACAGCATCAATCTGTGCCAACAATTCGGTTTCCAACTGCTTGATGGATTTGTTCTTTCCGTCTGTTCCGCGGAATGTGATGTTGCCGCCAATTTCCCCGGTATCCAGATCAAAATATGTACTTCCGTCGGAGGATTTGATTTGTCCTGTTGTAATCCAGCGGCCAGATATCAGAGTGAATCCGTATGTCAATGAAATCTGTCTTGTATTGGTGACAGTATCCACACTGTTGAGCATCCCCATCAGGAAATGATAGTGAACCGGGTCCTGCTTCGTCTTTATCTGCTGGTCACTGAATAATATGGTAGCAGTATTTTTCTCAACAGAACATTTTGCATAGACAAACTTGAAGTTGTTGTCTCCGAACGTGACGGTCTGAGCGTTGAAATTCCAAGTCCTGATGTTGTCTTTTTCAATGGTCAAGTGGACCAGCTGCCCGGCCGTATACCTGAGCACGTTCTTGTTGCCTTGAAAGTTAGGCATGAAAACAGCATTGATGATCTGGAACTGCTGCCCTTCTGTTCCGAACAGTGCAATGGCGGCTTCCAGCGTTTCTGCTTTGATTTTCCCATCTTTCAGGTATCCATCCGGATCAAAGCTTTCATTGATCAGCTCCCGCGCAGACTTCCAGTTTTGTTTTGCAGTTACCGGGTTGCGAAGATCGTTGAGGGTAACAATGTTATTTAGCTGCTTGACATCGGAAAGCACGCGGGAAATTGTGGAAATCTGGTAAGAGTCCGCTATTTCAATAGTATACTTGAAAGGGCTGAGTACGTCACGTGTAAATCGGATCACACGTGAAGCCTTATTGATGTTCAGGTCAGCATCCTTAATCTGGATGAAATCGCCCAGGCTAAAAAAGTTTGGTACTGTGCCGGGAGCCGTTTTGTTTCTCAGGAACTGAGGATCAATGTCAAGCGAGTACTGAACCAGCGGCGATTTGTTTGCGTCGAGGTACAGCCTCGCTTTGGTCCTGAGTTCTGCTTCTGCGGTTGTAACGTAAATTTCCGGCATGGTAATATCCAGAATCACATACTGATCACCTACATTAATATTGAATGGAGCCGGGCCCGGAAACTTGACGCCTTGTTCATCTTTGAAAGGAACCAGCACAAAAGCTTTTACTTCTGGCGTGTAGCCACCGTCTGCAAGCTCAAATTCATAACCTGCCAGATTTCCTGTGTTGAAATGAATCTTTGCCGACTTGCCAGCGATCAGGTATTTGGTTCCGTTTTCGTCTGATTCGTTCAAGTCAAAGTTCATGGTGCTATCAAAGAACATTTCGGCATCAAGGCCTACCTGCGTAACGACACCGATGCGCTGCGGCTTTACTTCATCAAAAGTCTTTGAGCCTTCAATTAATCCGAATGCGGCAATAGCAGCTGTATCTTCGATGTAATCGGTACCGCTGCCGGGCTCACCAATCTTTAAACGGGTTGAGAAGTTACGATAACCCGGCTTTAAATTGTCTGAGGAACCAGACGGATACAGCCTTGTTACAATAGTGGATTCTTTGACTGATCTTCTGGTAAGCGTATAAAGTCCGCGGCCTTGCCCGTATTCGTAAACGTCGGTAAGAATCTGGCCGGCTCTTCCTACATTGATTGTTTTAACGTTCCCGTTCTGCAGAATCTCGAATTCTACTTCAAACTCTTTACAGATCGTCTGTTGAAGCGCTTCAAGGCAGTTGGCTGTTGAGAAGGTCAGTGTCTTAACATCAGTTTCCAGTATATCACCTTTCAGCCATTTGCCGGGCCCGAATGTTCTGTTGCAGTTGTAGATCAGCACACTGATGAACATATCCAGATTGCCGGTCAGCGAGAATTCACTTCCTCTATATGTACCTGTGGCATCGGCATCAAAGTACTGGCTGCTGAGAAGTTCGTACTGTACACCTTCAAACCGGCATTTATATAAGTACTTCCGGCTTCCGGTTTTCTGTTCTTCCGGCAGGACGTTCAAAGTGTAGTAATTGCCGAAAACTTCAATCTTCATTCCAAGCACCATTTCAAGATGCTCGGTAGACTCAAAGTCAACATCCACCACATCCTGACCAAGCAGATCACAGGACTGAACCGCTTTGGTGATTGTCGTTAAAGGATAGAGCCGTTTGACCGGATACAGTGTTCCGTCCGGTTGTATTATTGTAATTTGCTCCATACCATAACCGCGTTGTGTGTGAATGCAGTGATGTTTTCAATGACACCTGCAATGACTATATAATATGTACCCGGAGCATCGTATTGATGGGTAGCTGTGACTGCTGTTCCGAATACGTTTGGTGTAAACTGGCCATCACCCCAATAGATGTTCAAGAGGTCTGGACAAGTCAAGGTAATTTGTACATTGGGTGTGTTGTTATCAACTTTGATGTACCTCAGAATACGCTTGACCGGCTGTTTTTCGGTCATTCTCAATTTGAAAGAGCAGGGAGTGCGATAATTTCGCCACTTCATTTCTGAAAAATCAATTCCGGCTTTATGCGTGACTTCAAAGGGCAATGTCAATCTCGCATTAATTTCCACCATGAGCCGCTGCGTGCCATTTCGCTGAAACTGATCCTTGATATTTATAATGGTTTCCATCATAGCATCTGCATTCTCAGCGAAGAACCAGCAGTCTAATTCAATATCGCGCACATCATACCTGACAGCTTCCACGTCTTCGAATTTTCCATGCTGATCTTTCCAGTCGTATTCGTCATTCGACTTTTTGGGAAGCATGTCAACAATCCCTTTTGGATTTGGGCCAACCGTGATCCCTAAGGATTTGAAGTCAACACCGTTTATAGAGAATTTCACGGTTAGTGTGGCGTTTGAAATGATTGGTGTTAAATCGGAAGAAGTATATGCTCCTCCGGTAAGTATCTTGAAGTCGTCAAGGTAACAGCGGCCGGCATCATTGAATCCATTAACATTCAGCAGACAGAATCCTGTCGGAGTGCCCGCCAGTGCTGATTTGGTGTCTTTTGCTTTGCCGTTGACGTAGGCAGTGTATATGCCGTTCTCATGCGTCAAAGCAACATGCGACCACACACTTAAGGTAGAATACAGGTTTACTTTCAGGAAGTTATTCAGGCCGGGAAACTTGATGAGGAAGTAACTTTCTGCTGAGCCCAGACCATGAGATTCAGCCATTACCCAGAACATGACCGTATAAGTTTGGGTTAGGTCAAAGAGCTTTGGTTTGATTTCTGCATAGCCATTGCCCGGGAAGTAAACACAGTTTCCTTCCCTGCCTTCTATGAACCGGCCTTCATAAACATCTGCATGATGTGCGCCGGGAGCATAATCATAAGCAATATCTGATTCGTATGGTTCATCAAAAGGAATATAGAGAATTTCGGCCATTTAAGTGTGTGTTTCACACAAATTTAGCTTTTAATGTATACAAATACAATACGAATTTTGTATATTAGTGGTCAGAACTTTTGATATTCAATGGTTTCATAATAAAGTGTGAACACTAACGAGGCGGGTTCTGCTCGCCTCGTTTTTAACTTTTCAGAAGTATGCATATAATATTAGCCATCGGTGCATTCGTGATTTTTTCGGTTTGGATATTCAGGAAGCAGATAATCGACTGGCTGGATAATAAATAGATTTTACCATTGCGGATTTAGTTAAGAGAAAGGATCTGGTATTTTACCGGATCTTTTTTTACTTTAGTGGTACAAAGTATAATTTTAGGTAAATTCTATAAAGAGAGTGGGCTATGCCTGTTCTCTTTTTCGTATACACACCATTTAAGGAAAGTATTTGTCTTATAATAGGTTAACTGTCAATTAATTTATCTACGTTTAGCAGACTTTACGTCGATATCGTGAAAGTAATTTTAAATGAGAGCAGGCATTGCCTGTTCTTTTTTTTGTGGTATAATTATTTTACGAATTATTTCTGTACTTCAATAGAAGTATTATTAGTTTAGGATTTACATGTGGTTGTTATAAAAAATAGCAGGTTGTATCTGCTATTTTTTTATACGCCATATTTATCAAGAAGAAGCTGGTAATTTGCTATATATTCTTGCAAGAGGGCGAGTTTTTCATAAGCATGCTGAAGCATCTTTTTTGCTTTCTGTGCTGCATTGTCACTATTCTTTTCGCTCTCAAGGTCATCTACTATGTGCCTTATTTTCAATGCAAACTTATCATCCTGGTATTTTGTTGCAAGTGCGATTTTGTCATCTAAGTAAGCTATATCCATTTTGAAATTTGTTTGCACCGCATTACAAAAACTGTACCAGTTAAGTACATGATCTATAATTGTTGTGAAGTGCATTGTATTTGTATACACTTCTCGTTGTTAATTAAATTAAGTTCTGAGGAATAATTGCATTTGCCAGTTAGTTGAGTCAGGCATAAATTACTCACAATGCAATCGCCAAGAATTTAAAGAGCGGAAAACAAAGTAGTACGGTTTTTATATTTTGCACTAATTTTGACAGAGTAATCAATTAACTAAAACCGCAATTGAAATGTTAGAAGTAGGTAAAAAGTACAAAGTTACTGACCCAGAAATGGCCATTGCCAAAGGCCAGAGTACAGAAATTGAAATTGTTGAAGAGAAAGAAGGTATGTTTCGCGGAGAAAATGACTGTTGGTACTTCTCAGATGGCAAGTGTCGTTCAGAGCCTGGTATGTGTGAATCCGATGCTATACAACTAATAGCGGACACTGTGGGTTGATTACAAGCGCTGCTACAGAATAGTACATTGCTATCAAAAATAAATTTAATAAAAGTGTATTGTATTTGTATACGACTTTATTACATTTGTGACATCATAGTAATGACTTAGTGAGTATCGCAGCTTATTAACTCATTGCCCGAAACACTCGACATGTTTCACCTGCCCACATTTCTGCGATGATGTGGGCTTTTTTATTTTTTTATGGGCATCCATTTGGAAATACAAAATTGTTGTATACCTTTGAAGTGCTCAATTTTCACTAGGCAGTGCATGCTGCCGTTACATACTATCGGCATTTTTTTGTGCCTTATATTTCCTACAGATACCGGAAACGGTGTCGTAGCTATTCGTGAATGGTTTGAACACCATTGCCTGGTGAAGGTTGAGCACACGGAAGAGCGCGACACCGTTTTTTTTGTTGCGCGTTTTTAAATGTTCACTTTTTCTTAACATTAAACGCTCAAAATCACCATGTTACAAAAAGCAACAAAAGTAGCTGCAGACTACAACGAGTTCAAACCAAGTGCAGAAGTAATTGCCGAATTCTTCAACTACTGCGGCACTGCAAAGAAAATTGAAGCCACCCTTTGGGATATGCTTCAAGGAAGTCTTACAAATCCAGAATTACCCACCGAAGCAGAGCAGAATGCCGAACAGCTTTTTCTTTTCAGAAGATTGAAAGAGCTTCTTGAAGCAATCGAGCCAGTTAAATTCAACTCATCTGACCTTGAAAAGAACTGAGCTATGAAAAACCGGATAGAAGCAAAATCAAGAATCCCGAAGTCAAAGCACCCGAAACTTTCAAGTCTGAAAGGAAATTTTATGCAGGATGCAAGGCCAACCGATAATTCAATCATTATTTACTCTTTTAACACACTATTACAATGACAGAATTAGTTTCAAACCACAATGGAATGCCAACAACCGACAGCTTGAAGGTTGCTATCAAATTCAATAAGCAACATAAAAATGTTCTTCGAGACATACGGGCAATCCTAGCAACAGAACAATTTGTAAGCGGCTCAAAATTGAGCGCCTTGTACTTTATTCAGTCTGAATATGTTGATTCTAAGGGCATCACTCAGGAGTACTTTATAATGAGTCGAAAAGGTTTCACTCTTCTTGCGATGGGCTTCACTGGAGATAAAGCACTTGCCTTTAAGATCGAATACATTGAGGAGTTTGACAGGATGGAAGAGCAAATCAAGCAGCTTAGCCAACCAAAAGAACTTTCCCGAATGGAGATTCTCAGAATTGCAGTCGAGGCCGAAGAAGAAAACCTGAAGCTGAAATCTGAAATCAAGGTGATGACTCCCAAGGTTGAATATGTTGATAAAGTGCTGCAAGCATCCAATAACTTCACAACTACGGAAATTGCTGACGAACTTGGAATGTCTGCGATAAAGCTAAACAGATTGCTTTGTGAAAAAGGAATTCAGCGGTCACATGATGGCCGTTACGTTCTTCTGGCAAAGTATCAAGGGAAGGGTTACACGCAAGTTCGTACCCATGACCGAGTCAGCAAGACAGACGGCAAAATCTACACTGAACATTTAATGGTGTGGACTGAATATGGCCGCGTTTTCCTTCATTCGGTTTTCAACCCGAATCTTTCTTGGAGTGCTGCTAATCAGAATGTATTATCAATAGCGACTGGCGGGTAATTACCGTTAAATAAGTTTTTATTGTTCACATTTGTAGAAAAGGTTACTATTACTGGTAGTAACCTTTTCTTTTATGGTGGCGTTTGTAATTGTTGCCCTCGTATTTGTAATAATTATTGCGTTGGTTTTGTGGAATAATCCTAAGAAACTGGCAAAGTCCATTATTATCAAGCAACCCGAGACTTCCAATTTGCCGGGAAAAAATATAAGAATCAGTGTTAAAGATGCAGAGAAGTATTATTTGAAAGGCATTAGCGATCCTGCTATGAGCACTGACTTAGATATGGCTATAATAAATGGAGGTAAATATATTTACATCAGCCAAGAAAGGTTGGATTTGTTAGAAGCGCGACTTAAGCAACGGAATGGCTTCGACAATGACTTGGCAAAACTTACGCAACTAAAGTATAATGCCCACACATTTGAGAAAGACAAGATGCTCAATGAGGCATTTGAGGCTTATAAGGTTTTGATAACTTTTGCCCATAATAGCCCCTACCTTCAAATTAACAGTTATTCTCACGACATGAATAGATTCAGAATTGTAAGTAATAAATTGAAAAAGAAGGAAGAGTACGAAAAATTTATGTCAACTATAAAATTCGACCATTAGCAATGAGAATTACGCTGTGCACTTTCGTTTTTATTTTTGTGTCATTCTTATCCTTCGGCCAGAAATTCTACGTTGAGCCAACCGAAAAGGGCTACGAGGTTCCGGTAATTGAGAAAATGCGGTACGAAAATTATATACTTACCGAAACCAAAGCTGAATCGGACTATACCGTTCAGTGCCTACTCGATGGCCATTACAATGCTTGGAAGCTAGGAAGTATGTTTAAGGGGTATATTAGGATCAATGATTCAAAGACTGATAAAGAGGTTGCAAGAACAAAGGAAGTAGGTAAAAGTCCAAGTCTTTACAATGGATTTCAGGCAGGCCCTAAAATCATGCAAGTTATCTCAGACAAACACCTACTTCCGATATTAAGAAAGCTATCCGCCGATCGCGCGCAAAAAGTCGGTTTTCAGCAGTGACAATATCTCAGCTTGATCCCTTCGCATGGCATAAAGCTCTTGCGTATTCCGATTAATACCAGACAGTTCAAGCAATTGGCTACGAGCAACAAGCAGGTGGTCCGCCGCAATGATACGAGTAGCGGTTATCTGACCATTCAGGATATTAATCGCTTCTTGACTTGCGCCGGTAATAGCGCCCTGCTGCGGAGCTTTGCCGCCTGCTCCTGTGGTTTTCCCAAATGGATTATCGTAGCCGTTTTCTTTAAACCATTGATCCATCATTTCAAGGCTTTTGAAATAGGCTTCGGCTCCTTCTGTTCCGTAATCTTTGAAGCGGTCAAGATCATCAATAATGGTCATATCACCACCTGAAAAAGACGCCAGAGCCTCCTCTACGAATCTATCCATTGCCGGTTTCATCAATTCAGTGAAAAGCAAACCCTGAACCATATTGGCAATGATTTCGCCGACAGTATCACCAAAAGCCTGTGCAGCATCTTCTCCACTTTTGAACGCTTCAACTAATGCATTTTGCAAAGTATTTCCGATTTGGCCTGTCATTTCCATAATGCCTCCTTTGATTTGCTCGCGTGATTTTTCAAGCTCTTCGCCGTAAGCAATGGTATTTTCAAGCCATTCTTTTGATTCACCATTAAGTTGATTGTTGGCAAGCAATGCTTTTGCCAATTCAACATTGATTGAGCGCCAGCCATCTTCTCCTTGCTGAATTAATTCAGGATATTCTTCAAGCAGGCCACCGTAAACATCTTTCTTCTTTTTAGCGAATAACCCTGTAATTGCTCCGACACCTGCGCCGATTACCGCACCAACTGCAGCAGTGGCCGCACTGAAAACACCAGCTCCGACAATACCTCCGATTACTGCGCCGGCAGCGGCTCCCGCTCCGGCTAATTGCCCGACAGATTTTCCATCAACTACGTTCTTCTGATCTTTCTTGACCTTGGCATCTTCCAGTTTATCAATGGCCTCCTGATACTTCTTCTGCGCATCCTGGTATTGCTCAACACCCGATTTGATCTTAGCCTCAATATCATTGAGGTACATGTTGCCGGTGTCCTTGTAGGTTTCGCCAAGGCTCTGGTTTAAAGCTAATTGGTAATCCTGCTCAAACGCAAGTCTTTCAAGTGCAAACTGACGTTCTGCCTCATGTCTACGCTTGGAAGCCGAGATAAGCGCCGAAACCATTGTGATAACACTTTGAATGGCTGCCGCATACTGGTTCATGCTTACACTGCCATCATCCGAGGTTTTCATGGCTTGAGCAAGAGAGCCAAATTGAGAAGTCAGTCCAGTTAATGCACCACCTATTTCTCCAGCAGTGCCGCCAATACTTTCCAGAGCATCACCGAGTGCACCGACAAGACTTGCGTACTCTGACAGCTTATTTAGTTTTGCATCCGATAATTGAGCATTAAGCCCTTGCAGCTCCTTGGCCTGCCTTTTATATTCCTCACTTTCTTCTCCTAATTTGGTTTTTGCTGTTTCAGCGGCAGCCTGAGTGCGCTTGATCTTGATTTCAAGGGCTTTCACTCCGGTTTCCATGATAACTTTTTCAAGTTCACGGTATGCCTGAGATTCCTCTAAAAGATGCTCTTTCTCTCCACGCAAAGCCTCATTACGTTTTCTCTCGATCTCTTCTGCTCGCTTTTTATAGCCCTCGGAAGATTTGTCTGAGAATTGTTCATCAAGCTCAATCCTGAGATTATTGTAGTACTTCTCTATCTCAAAGCGGCGTTCTTCTGAACCTGCAACTTCGGATAAAAAAGACCTGAGCTGATCTTTTCGCTGCTTTTCAAGATTCAGAATCCTTTCAGCCAGTGCCTTGCGCTGCTCAAAATCATCACCGGTTTTTGCCTCGCCAAGCTGTGATTGAATATTGCGCAGTTGAACAATTGCATCAGTCAGCGATTCTGCATTGTCTTCAGTGTCCTGCAATTTCTGGTTGAAGACTTCCAGCGCGGTGTCTTTGCCGAGAATGGCGTCACGTTCAGCATTGAGTTTAGCCAGATTCCCGGCATCTGTATCGTTCAGCTTGGTATATCCGGCTGTGCTTTCCAGTTTGCGGATCTCGCCATTCAAATAATCAAGATAGGATTGATTGCCGGCAACAAGGTTACTGAACTGCTTGTCTGCTGCTTCTTTGCCGTATGCATCGACCCAGCGTTGATAAAGTTCGTACTGCTGACGTTTTTGGGTCAATTCATCGTCAAAGTTCTTGATGGCGTATGCCTTGCGGATGTCCTCGGCTTTTTTCTCGGCATCGGCTTTGATCTTGGTTTGAGCGGAAAGGACAGCCGTGTTCTTGCCGGGCGTTTTATCAATGATTTCCTGCGCTTTTCTGGCAATGTTATCCCAGTAGGAAAGTGAGCCGTACGGACCTACTTTCTCGGCATCCTTGGCGTACTTCTGCTGTTCTTTGGTCAGTTCGCCGGTTATTTTCCTGCGCTTGGCATCCAGTTGGTCAATCTGTTTTTGAAGGGAATTGAAACCGGATGCGGATGTTGCGTCAGCCTGGCTTTCTTCCAGTTTCTTTATCTGCTCATCGTAGAATTTGACCGTTTTATCAGCATCCGCTTTTTCGTCAGATATTGCTGCTGCTCTCTGGGCCCTTCTTTTCTCGATGCCTTCACGGGATTTTGCAACAAGTGTTTTCTCGTAATCTTCAAGTTCCTTAACTGCCTGATCCCGGTTTTTACGGGTGATGATGGCGCCTTCTTTTGCAAGGTCCACTTTGCCGTACTTTTGACCCATGGCAAGACCCAATCCTTCAAATAAGGTAGGCGTGTACTCATCATCTGCCTTGCCGGATTTCAGTTCTTTGATCCGGGCCCGCGTTTTTTCTTTTTCATCAAAAAGAGCCTGCTGGTTCATGCGCTCCTTGGCTGCGGTAATGTAATCCTCAATTGCTTTGGTGCTTTCAGCAGTGGCAATATTCTCGGCATTGATCGCGCTTAAATGGGAAGGAGAAAGTGCGATTAATTCCTGCAATTTCCTTTTGCGTTCTTCCTGGCTCAGGTTTTCATCCTGAATGGATTTACGCAGCTGATCAACCTTGATTTTTCTTTCAATGTCGATTTTGTCCGCTTTTTCAATCTCACCATTCAGGCGCTCTTGTGCTTTCTGCGCTTCTGTGGCTGTATCTCTGAACAATGCAACGGCAGTAATCAAACTCACCAGCGCAGTGGCGGCAATTACATACGGATTGGCTTTTGTTACCAGATTGAAAAGTGCCTGTGCATCTGCAGCGGACCGGATTGAACCTGCAAGCGCAAAGAATGATTTGATTGCACCTTGCGAAGCGGCAAGCGATTGAATAGCGGAAGTCGCAATGATTGCAGCCCGGTATGTTCCGTATGTTGCAACAAGAACAGTCAGCACATCCAGAATTGGCTGGTAATTCTGAACAACGGCAGTGCCGAACTTTAACGAATCACCTAAAATACCTTCCTGACTTTTGCCAACCTGGTTGAATGCTTGCTCGACCGCGTCCTGAAAGTTTGCATAAAGACCAGTCAGCGATTTAGATTGTTCCGCCATCAGGCCGGCAAACATTCCGCCTGAGCTTGTTAGTTTATTGATGGCTTTTTCAACTTCCGGAAAGCCTACTTTACCTTGTTCAACAAGCCCCTTTACTTCGCCTTCGGTAACTTTGAACTGTTCAGCAAGCAGTGCGATTAACGGAATACCTCTACCAACGAACTGATTTAAGTCAGCAGCAAACAATCTTCCTTGTGTCCGGGTTGTACCATATAAGTAGGTGAGATCACCAAGCGGAATGGATAAACCGGCAGCAATATCGCCCAGCTTTGTAAGTGTTGCCGTCACATCCTGACTGGCTACACCGTAAGCAAGCAATTGTTTCGCACCACTAGCAACACCTTTTAAGTCGAACGGAGTTGTTGCGGCCAGCTTAACCACATCAGCAAACAACTTGTCAGCCTTTGTTTTGCTGCCAAGCATGGTATTGAACGCAATTTCAAGTTGCTGAAACTCGCCGCGTACCTCAATCAGTTTGCCGGGAAGCTGCCTGAGTTCATTGAAGGCAAATGCACCGGCCGCGATCCTTCCAAGGTTCTGAAAAGCGGAATCAATGCCCTTTGTCTCGTTTTGAACATTGGTTGCCAAGCCCCGGATGCTGTTTTGCATTTCGGTAATGCTCTTTTGAAACTGCGAATTGGCTATGGTAGCATCAAATGATAAGGCGCCGTTGTTATTGTTCATCGAGGTAGTGTGTTGATTTTTGCCTGAAGGAAGTCAGCTAATTGATCATGGCTCATGGCCTTTCCTTTCCGGTTTCCATCGGAATCGGTTTTCTTTTTCTTGTAAGAAGGGGCATCGATCAGCATGCGTTGTATGACAATCCATGGCTCACCCCACAACAGGTATTTCAGTGACCATCCGAAATGAGCACAAATAGAACCGCGGGATCCATGAGGACTTTTTAATCCTCGTTGATCTGATTCTCCATCAGCTGCGGTTTCGTCGTCCTCGCGATCGACAGGTATCTGATAGAGTCGATAAAATCCTTGTAGTTATTCATTCCGTTTATGATAACTGTTAATTGAAACAGCATCCGCGAATCAATACGCCACATGAAATATCCGGTGAGAAACCCGACAAGCAGGAAGTAAAACGGATTGTTATTCAGGACGGAAATAGCGACAATCTTGGCGCATCTTCTCGCATGTCTTCCGGTAAGCTTGCGCGCTTCAAGCAGTGTATCCGCCTTGATCAATTCTTCATCAAGATCAAGATGAATAAATTCAGCACTGAGCCGGTCCATTACTCCCAGATAATGCGGCTTAATAGTGAAAGTGCGGGTTTTGTTTTTACTCAGCCAGCCAGTCCACCGCTTACCAACTTCAAAGGCCACTCCCTTACTGTTGAGTATGTCAAGTTCTCTTTTCTCAGCCTCAACTTGGTCAAAATCTTGTTCTTCCATAGTGTGTATTCAAAAAAAGCCTCGCATTGGAGGCTTTTATGTTCATCAAGTGTGTAATGACTTATACTTCCGGTCCGATTGTGTATGGTCCGATTTCTGGCTTGTCCGGTGTTAATACTGCAATGTTCAAATCACCTAAAAACAAGCCGTCTTTTTGAAGGTTGAAGTTCTTCTTGGCAGAAATTTGGGCTTTTACAATGGTGATTATCTTTCCTTTTTTCGGAATGATCTTGAGCGATTTATAAATAACCGGCTTTTGTCTCGGAGCTGTCCAAACTTTGTTAGCCTCTGTTGTGCCGGTCACAGTACCTCCAAAAAACAGTTGAAGATTTGCAGCAGTCAGGTCCATTAAAGAAAGCGTAATGTTTGTTGGGCCCGGAGTTACATCCCTGTCAACCGGCTGATCATCCTGAATGGAGTTAAAATCTTTTGTTGTGTCGTCACCATCAAGCAACTGAGCCGTACTATCGGCGTAGATCTTGCCTATTGTAGTCCATTCTGTTGCTACATCGCCATCTTCGGAAATGTCACCGATTTGGACATCACTTGTACCTCTTGTTAATCCCATTATAGTGTGTGTTTAAAAATTCTTAATCTGTTTCGTAAAACTGGAACTGAAGCCGGAAGTTGATGTAATGCTGGTCAATGTCCGGCTCTTCGAATATGCTTTGCGTTTCAACCCTGAAATCGTAATACTGGCCTTGTACTTCTTCAAAAAGATTCATTGCAATACCGGCAAGTTCTTCAATACGTCCCGAATCCTGCGTTGTGAAGTTTAAGCCGGGATAAGGAACATCAGCGACATAAATGTTCACGTTTACAGTCATACGTTGAATGCTGTTGACTGTGACCGGAAGCGAATTGATGACAATGTCTTCCAGCTTTGAATCATTTGGCCGTTTCCACTTGAACACGCCACCGGTTACGGCTTCATCCAATGCGCTTGCCTTGATGAACTGGTAAACTATGGTTTCTGCTTCCGCGGTTGTTCTCATTTCATCTTGTTAATATTCAGCTTTAATTCCGAGATCATGCGCGGCATTTCGGTTTTAGCAAGCTGCTCGGCACTGTCCAGAACATTGCGACCACGAGATTCAACAGAAGCGGCATAGTTCATCCCGGCAACCACAATCAAAGCGTATCCTTTCGGGAATTCAACTTTCAACGAGTTGGCAAGCTGCTGACCTTCTCTGACACCTTTTGCACCTGGCTTTTGTGAAGTCTTTTGAAAATTCTGAACAACCATTTTACCGTCTTTCAGGATCACGTAACCAATCGAGTTGCGGAGGTTTCCGGTTTGATCCATATAGGAACCGAACTCGCGCGCATGATTCACAAGCTGCTCACCCAAATATTTCAGCCGGTTCAAAATGGCCTGATCGATCTTGTCAACCTTGCTCTGGATGTAGGCTGCAATGCTGTTCTGGTCAAACGTTGCTTTTATAGCCATATCCTGCAATGAAAAAAGTCCCTGCTGAAATTCTTGACCGTTTCTTCAACCCGTACTTTGCCTTCGCTTACAACCTGGACCCTGTCGCCTTTTTTAAGATCAGGACAAGATTTTGGCGCGTAGACAATGGCAGAATAAGTGTAGTATACACCGTCAGCACCTTGCACTTCGCGTTCACCGGATTGTTCGTCACGACATTTACAAAGCGTTTTCCAAGACTCTGAACCAGCAAATACATTGCCTCTTGAATTGACAAAGCCGCCATCGGGATCGCTCTTTTTCAGATCATATGGATACAGGCCCGCTACCATTTATAGCTTTTGTCAACAATTTTAGGAGTGGACTTGCTTACAGTGCCAATGCCAAGATCAGCGCACAGAATAGCATAATACTCCTTCAATCCGGCTTGGCTTCTTTTAATGGTAAAGTCGCCTTGCGAGATTGATTCAGGAGCAAGAAACAGTTCGGGAATAAAGGAGACAAGAGCTTGTTTTACAGGTTTACTGAGAATAGTGGCATAAGTGTCGTCCCCGTTCAAGCCGGAGTCTGCTAACATACCGTCCAACTCAGCGTCAGTGATGTCGATATAGTATCGTTTAAGCTTTGCTGCAATGTATTCCCGAACTGTTGCCATTATGCGTCCTGTTTTGGAGTTTCGGTTTTGAGGCCAACTACCTTCAAGTCAACAAGCTTTTCAAGACGTTCATCTGAAAGATGAGACACATCATCGCCTGGTTCATAAGCCTCATCCCAGTTGTCGATGGACCGGAAGGCGGATAATACAACATATCCGCCCTCAGATCCCGTTTCTTTTTTCTTCGCCATTACACTTGTTGAGTTTTGGAATCCAGTAAGTAAATGCTGTTTACGTTGCCGATCACAGGAAGAATCCTTGCCTGTGCAGAAGTAAATTCTCCAACAGGATCGTTCTTTCTGTATTTCGATACAAGTGTGGATTCATCAGCAATTTGATAAGCCACGCCTGCAACAGGGTGATTCATTTCGGCAACTTTTGACCACATCAATGAACCAACTGTAGGATCAGAGATGAACACAACGGCACCATCTGCCCAAGGCCTCACCGTGCTGCGAACTCCGTCTTTTTCAAAGCGAAGAACGACATCAACGATTTCGATATTTAACCTGAATTTGCTTTGGAACAGCGTTTTAAGCTGATCTTCGCTCAGATTTGGTATTCTGTCACCGACAAAGCTCTGCGTCCATGCATATTGCTCTTTAATCTGTGCAGTTTTAAGCAAATTGTTCAAAGCTGTTTTGTCCATCATGACGGTCACAGGCCTGTTTCCATCAGCAGAAGCTTTGGCAAGAACTCGTTCAATGTCGTCAATTGGTGTAGCTGAAGAAGCATTTGACCACAATGTTGCAACACCGAATTTGTTTCCAGTTGGGTATTTGTAGTCTACACGAATACCGACTCCAACGTTTTCACTGTCATCAATAATGGCAAGTCCGGTTGACAATCCTTCCAGAAAAATCTGCTCACATCTTTCAGGAACAAGTTTAATTGCACGCGGGGTGTCTTCGAAAATCTTGGCAAAAATCTGCGCTTTGGTTCCACCAACAGCAATGGTTGTGTCAAGGTCAGTAAGTTGCTCCTCGTTCAACTGAAGCTTTCCACCCATTTTAGGGATTTTACCGGAAGCTCCTCCGATTGAATCACGCTTTTTCAATGGCAGTGGAGAATCCAGCGCAACAACATCCGCCATTACATTTGTGTAATTGGCATTGATCGACTCCCATTTGCCTGTTACGGAAAACTCTTTTGTGAGCATCCGGATGTGGAAATATGGCGATGGTGTATTCAGTGTCCCGTTAATCGACTCAACAACCTGCGTTACTAAGCCGGGGAAGTACTTTGCAATCCAGTCTTTAAAATATGATTGTTCCATGGCTTAGTCTTGCGTAAAGATGATTAAAGGAAGGGCGGCTTTCAAGGCAGTAAGTATTGGAGCTACTGGATAAGGCATTGCAACAATGTTTACTTTACCTGCTTCAAGAATCGAGGCGAATGGTGCTTTTGTCAGAATTGTAGCTGTCAAAATACCTGCATAGGTATGACCAGCAGGAAGTGATCCGTACACTGTGTCATTTGTGGCAAGCGGCATGGGTTTGTAATTCCCTGTCGCAGTTTCTTTAATGATTACGTGACCCGATTTGATGATTGAAGGGCCGAAATTGGTAACGTCAAGAGTGGTACCACCAATCTTTTGCATTACCCTTTCAACGATTACAATACTATCGTTTGTGGTATCAATAACATAACCATCATCATTCAAATTAGCTGTTACTCCGGCCATTAGATTTTGAGGTTTTTAGACAATTCAGCGACTTCCTCCTTGGAAGCCTCTTTGTTGTTGCCGGGGGTTGTTACCTTGAAAGGCTTTCCATTGTTTGCAAGGGATTGATTGCTCAAGTCCTGGGTGAAAGCCGTTAAATCCGTTTCTGTCTCAGTCAGGTATTCGTTGAAAGCTTCGTCAGATTCAAAGTTGATTCTGGAAAAGTTTTTCAGAATAGTCTGTTTGTACTGTTCAGGAGCGTCTTTAAGTTTCGCTTCAAGTTGTGATTTTCGAGACTCCGCTGTTTTCCCGTTTTCAAGGCCAGAGATTTTCTGAACCAATGGAGCAACAGCAGCTTGCACAGCTTCGGCAATAGCCTTTTGCAAGTCGTTTGGAGTATCTTCGGGCTTTGGTGGATCCTGCGGCTTTGGATCAGCTGGTTTTTTCTCTTTTGCTTCAAGCGTCCGAAGGCGGTCATCTTGTTTTGCCACTTCTGCAAACGGCAAAATCGCATTGAGATAGTTCAGCTTCTCATCAATTTCAGTCTCCGTAGTTTCGTCGGTGATTTTGAGTTTATCCGGATTTGCAAATTCGTCTAACCTCGCTTTGGAGAGATTCACGCCTGGGTACAATGCCCTCAGTCGTGCAATAATCTTTTCTTTCATTAGTGTGTGTACAGTGTAAAAATATACTGAGACAAATATAATCATACTGTATACAAATACAATACACTTTATTATATTTGTATAGAAAATTTTACACACTATATATGTTGCAAAAGTTAATGTTCATCATTGCTGTATTCTGGCTCAATCCAGCAATATGTCAGACAACATTCTCGATTACAATTCCACAGGATGTTGCGACAAAGCAGTGGGTTGAAACCTATGTCAAGCAGAAGATGGACAGCCTGAAATCTGCGACTGCTCCGGTTGTTTCCTTACCTCCCTGCGCGGAAGGTCCAACGATTCTTGACATTACCAACATCACCAAAGATTACCTCACTTTCAAGTTTCACGGCAAAGGTGTTGAGGAGCTTTACTGGGTAATAAATGGAATTGCCGCATCAACAGCAGGAACCGTAGAGCCAAAGTCCAATCTTGTTAAAATCAGTTTTCAGCAGCTACCAAAAGGAGAATATGCGCTCTCAATAAGTGGCACGAAATGCTCAGGAACCAGCACACAATCTTTCAAGGTCAAGTAACACACTATGAAAAGGCTTTTTAATTTATTATTCCTTCTTCTTTCACTTCCTGCACTCAGCCAGTCAGTTATTACAGTGCCTTCCTCCGGCGTTGTGGCAACAGAAGAGTGGGTGAAGGAGTACATTTTTACGCAGCTTGAAAAGTACAATGTTTCAGACTGTGAACTGAAAGCTGTAAACGTTGTCTATGAAGACGGTGCGCTTGAATTTGCTTTAACTGGTATTCTACCCGGCATCAACAATTACTCAGTCAGGATTACAAAAGGTGATCAGGTTCAATATTGGAACGACATTCCGTATTCTGCTGGTGAAAGGCTGAGGCTTGAAAATGTTCCTGATACCGATTCAGCAAGGGTAACGGTCAGGGCGGTACTGCGGCCTTCATGTTATTACTCGTTTGGCTATCCTGTTGATGGCAGCCAAAACCCGGACCCGGAACCGCCAACAACTACACCGGCTTGCGCGGCAGGCCCGTTAATCCAGTCCATCTACAATGTATCGGCATCCGGTTTAACAACACAGTTCCACGGCAATGGTGTAAAGTTGCTTTCCTATAAGGTGCTTAACTCCTCAGGAGAATCGATCAGAACCGGCCAGATCGCGCCAAGTTCAAGCATTCTTAACATTGGCTTCAGTTCTGAAATTGCACCGGGTAATTACACGCTTCGGCTTGATGGTGTTTCCTGTACCGGTTTCAGTACAATGGCATTTACTTATTCAGGTAGTGCGGGCGGTACTGATCCACCTGCACCATCTGGTAATGTAGTTGCTAAGAAAGTAGTAAGCGGCTACCCTGAACACATGAATATCCAGATCACCGGAACTGGAGCGAATAAAGTAATCAATGACCTTGCTACCATTACGCCACCTGATGGCTATGAATTCAGGTACTTTATCAATGATAAAGTAGAAAAACGCACCACCAGATTAACAAATTACCCATGGCCTTCTGATGTCCCGTTGGCTATATATAAGATGCAAATCAGGCCCGATGTAACGGACATACTGATTTGGGGATTTGATGAAGGGTGGAAAGATCCCAATGCCGGACGCACATTCAGCTATAATACAACCTGCGCTTTTGCCACATTCCTTTTTGATGATGAAGCCTCTGGCTTTAATCCTTCCAAGCAGGTAGTTCAATGGATGGATTACATGCCGGATATGCCTTCGACGGATGGCAAGGTCTGGGTAGTTCCCAAAGGTTCACTTTCTACAATTCAGCAATTAGAGGCGAAAGGTGCAACAACTTTTTCCAAGTACGAAATTGGATCATTAAGTGCTGCCGAACAAAAAGCGTTAGCCGATGCAGGTAAAACATATGATGAGGTTCCACAGACACCACAGCAATTAAGCCTTCCTGATCGTGGTTCGGGTCAGTGGAAACCTGAAGGAGTTGGCTATCCATTATGGTGGAATACAAGGTTTTTTGATTATACACCCGGACAAACCGAGCCTTTAACAACTCAGCAAGGATTTGATAAAGGAAATCAATACCCGGTCACTCACAGAATTATTGTATTCGAGAATAGCGAGCAAGATCATGCGATTGGCGGACAATGGCCTTTCTGGAAGCCGTATTACTCTAATCTGAATAGCAGACATCAAGCCCGTTTCTCCGGTAGAGGCAAGATTGCACACAACTATTTTACAGGTCCTGTCAGCCAGTATCCGGCTAGTCCTGAATTCAACAATAAAGTAGCGGCTTACGGTTACAACCCTGCAATACTAGGCTACATGAACCGGTTGCAGGCCAAGAACTTCCTGAATGCCCCTTTAAGCGACTGGCCGCCATCTTCCATCTTACCGGGACAGAACATGGAAGACGTAAATTCTGCTTGTTATGGGCTTTATTTTAATAGCATTCAGGACACGCCGAACAATCCATACCGGATGATCTATTCGGCATATTTGGCGCATAAAGTAAATAAGTCACTATTTGCTTTTATGCAGACATTCTATGAATGGAATCCCAATAATCTGCAAGAGACTACATTTCCAGAGGGCAAGTTTTACAAGTATGTCAAGATGCCTCACTCTCCGGCTCAGTGCGTGAACTATGCATTGATAAGCCGCGTGTTTATGGACGGTTTTATTCCATTCAGTTCCGCATCAAAAACAGACGGCAATTTCAGGTATGACCGTCAATACTGGAACAACAGCCTATGGATTCCAAATGGTGCCACGTCTCCACAATCAAATGACACTTTTCCTTACTGGAAACAACCAGGGCAAATAGAAGCCTTTGCAACATCCGGCTTTGAAGATTTCATTGCACTTGGCATGCAGAAGTATCACCAATCCTTCATGCAAGTTTCAGGCGGCACAGGCTCATTTCTCAGGTTCCGCATTGATGGTGGAAGCTGGCAGGAGGTATCCAATATAAATATCAATGATGTAATCGATGCCTATTACGATAAAAGAGGCATTTGCTATGGACAAGTTAAAAACGGCAAACTGGCAGTTATGTATCTCAATCCGTATGCTGACGGCTCTGTTCACGAAGTAGAATATCAATACAACGGGCAGACATATACAATGAGTGCTTCAAGTATAATGGCATCTGTTAAACTACATCAGCTATGACCAGAATTCAAAAAGCAATCCTGCTCGGCATGCTATGCCTGATCACAGCCGGAACACTGGCGCTATGCTACGGAGCTTATCAAAATCAACAAAGCCGGATTTATGAAGAACGCTAAAAAGCAATGTAATAAGCCATGCCAAGCATGCAAGTTAAAATGTGCCCGGCAGCGCGACCCGAAAAGGCCAAAGAAGGAAAACCAAGATTAGAATGAAATTCTCACACACACTATTATTACTGATTTTCTCATTTACCTGCACTGCTCAGGTGGATGTTCATTTCCCGAATGCGGGTGATGCTGCAACTCAGGAATGGGTAAAGGTGTATCTGGATCAATGGCTGCAGAGACTTCCTGCCAAACCGGATACAACCACAACCACACCTGTATGTCAGGGCGGGCCCGTATTGAACGCGGTTCTGGACAAATCGACAACCGGACTTACTTTCAACTGGACAGGCGTTAATGTTCCTTCACTCGTCTGGAATGTAAAGCAGAACGGAACTGTAATCAGGACCGGATCGGCAAGCAGCGCAGCACAAACGGTTTCTGTTACATATACCGCAATTCCCTACGGAACTTACGAGCTGCAAATTGTCGGTCTGACTTGCCCGACTGTCTCGGCAGGTGTCAGCTTTACTGTTTTCAATACCACGCCAACGCCTGAAACTTCGGGTCGGCACGTGTACATGAACTTTACCGGATATGGGTTTGATGTAACGCAGGCTACCGGGCTTGCGCCGGAATGGAGAGAAAGGGCAGAGGCATTTCTGAACCTCAGCTATCAAGGTCAATCATTTAAGGGAATTGACGGTATCCGCGTAAATGTAAAATGGTACGAGTACGAACCGTCAGAAGGAAATTTCCGCGATGATAAAATACTGGCAGCAGTCAACTGGTGCATTGCCAGAAATATTAAACTGAGCATTTGTCTTGTGCCGTGGAGAAGGGAAGGGGACAATGTTATTCCGGACGGCCACAAGGCAACACTGGCCAATGATAATGTCTGGTATGAAATACCTACCTCCACAAACCGGGTCTATATGCCTTCTATGAGTTCGGATGTTGGCAGGACAAAGTTCAAAAACTGCGCTCGTCACTTATCCCAGGTATTGAAGGCTTATCCAAAGTCAGTCGATTACATTTCTACAACAACCGGCCAAACAGAGGAGTATTATGTCACTTACAATGAGAGCCCGGTTATCATCGCAGGTTACGCAAGTGCCGACAAAGATGCATGGGCAATATACTCAGGAAATCAAACGCCTCCTTATCCGGCAGGAACAGGAACGAATGCAGTCGAGCAAATGCTACTTACTCCGAAAGGTCGGCTCTGGTACGAGTTCCAAACGGAAGCACTCAGAGGATTTCATGCAGCTTTTGTACAAGGAGTTAGAGAAGGAGGAGGAGCAAGGGCCTGTGCAATGTATGCAGCAACTGGCGCACCACTGGATGCCTGGCGTTTTACGAATAAACTGAATACGGTGTTCAGCGCCGCAACTTCTGATCAGCCCGACATTATCTATTCAAGTGCCGGTGACGCGAATTATCAAAGCGACAAGTTGATGGCAACTGACTTAAATATCGGAACCTTCACCGGCTCCGATGCAGCTATTGAATTCGATCCTGATGATATTTCGTTATCTCAAATTCCGAATCCATCCTATGGAACTGATCTGAACGGCAATATCCTGTATGATTACTCTGCATCCTTTTTCCGAAGAGGTGGGAAAATCGTACACTTCGCTATGTCGTTTCATCCTTCAAAAATTGGTCAGCTGGCGGAAGCGCTCTGGAAGATTAAAACGCAGTTTCTTGATAGCTCATCCGGCATGACAGGCATTGAGCAGGGAGCACCATTTAACTATTCAGTAACAAATTATACAGGCCTGCAGCCATACAGGTATCAGTGGCAAGCAGCTGGCGGGTCACTCAATAAACAAGTGAAATTTAACTTGCAATAAATCAATCAGTTAATGCTTTTTGGTATGCTTTTTTCGATGTAATACATAGCCCACTATGAAATGAAGGAGTTCTTGGATGACATACGAGCCGACGTAAAAAAGGGAAATTATGCCGCTGCTTCGTTTCTGATTTTAATTGTAATAATAGTATTTGCAGTACCGACCCTATGGGTCAAAATTGGTAATCAGAGTGACAAAACGGACGCGGTACGTGCAGAGTGTGCAAAAGAACTCAAGGAGCAGAGGAAAGAGGATCAGAAAAGGCTGGACAGTACCATTGCTGCAAAGGACATTAAGTATGATAACCTGAACCAGCAGTTCAACGACTTTAAAGATGAAGTCATGGTAAAGCTGGAGCGTAATCAGCAAAGGTCTGAACATCTTGATCAGGAGGGCAAAAAAGTAATTAAGGCAATCAATAAAGAGGCCGTGAAAGCCAAACAAAACAGCAAACAACTTGATTCTGTTTCAAAAAACTTAGTACCATGAAAAAGGGAAGTATTCAACTCGCTGTGGCATTGACCATAGCTATCTTAAGCACAGGCTTTGCATTTCAGAATGTCGAGCAGGATGATCATAACTTAAAGGTTGAGCCTTTAAAGATTAAGGATGATCCGTTTCCTGCCAAGTTTGAGGAAGAGTTGAATAGCGCGCGAAAGCTTTTGGCTGAGAAGATTTCCAAGAGTGACAGCCTGCTGAATGAAAGAGATAAGAACCTGGCTAATCTGCAGTACAATCTCAATCAGTTCAAAGAGGCAAATGAAACGCAGAAGAAGATCATCAATCGTCTGGTTTACATTCTTAAACGTTTTCCGCAGGACAGCGTACTAAAATACGATGTGCAATATCAGGACCCTGCCACCTTGCAAGACACTTTAAAAAAAAACTTTAATCTGCCCATGATTCATGCTCCTTTACCTGAGAAGCAAAGTTTCTGGCAGAAGATAAACCCGTTCAATAAGAAATGAACACCAGCAAATTACACACACTATTTCCGAAGAGTAAAGCCATTATTCCATATTGGGATGAGGTTTGCAATTATGCCGAACTGATCACACAGAAAAGAATCGCCATGTTTCTGGCTCAGATCGGGCACGAATCGCAAGGGTTTACGCGGCTTGTTGAAAATCTGAATTACTCCGCTAATGGCCTGGCTAAAACTTGGCCTACACGTTATGCTGTTAATCCGAATGCTATCAGAAAATACCCGAACAAAACAGCTTTACAGATTGCCTGGCAGCCTGAGAAGATTGCAAACATGACGTATGCAAACCGGTATGGTAACGGTGATTATGAAAGCGGCGATGGCTGGAAGTATAGAGGACGTGGCTACATGATGACAACCTTCAAGGATAACTACGAAGCACTTGATTTCGAGTTTCAAATGGATGGGGCCATTGTCACCAATCCCGATATGCTTTTAGAACCTTACTGGGCAATTATGTCGGCCGCCGCCTTTTGGAAGAGGAACCGTTTAAACCGATATGCAGACACCTCCGATGTAATCGGAGCGCGTAAAGCTGTGAACGGAGGATTGATCGGTTTGGCTGATGTGAATGAGAAATATAGTAAGATTTTATTAGCTTAAATGCTTGAATAATAGTTTGTTAATATCGGCATTTTGATTAACTTTAGGTAATACAAACACACACTTTTAATGTTCATAGAAAACCCAATCCCCAAACAAAAAACCAATACTTGGTTCGTGTTTTCCGGTGGCGGCGCCCGAGGGTGTTGGCAATGGGACTTATACCATTTGATCAAGCACCTATTTCACATTGTTGGATTCACTGGCACTTCAACAGGCTCTCTGACTGCCATGGCCGCAGCTCTGGATATTCCTTATGCTTATCTGGACAAGCTGTTTGAACAGGTATTCGCCAACAATGCCAAGCAGATTTTTAAACCGGGTGACGGACACATTAAAAATGGCAAATTCAAGATCAATAAGTTAAAGCTGATACCCAAGCTCATTTTTAACAGGAAAGGCTTGAAAGGCATGATGTCAATCGATCCGCTTGTTGAGACAATCGAGCAAATACTGACCGACTTTCCTGAATGGAAATACAAGTTTGGATTTAATGTTGTCGATCTTCATACAGGTGCAAGGATTCGCTTAACTCCGGATGACTTTGACGACAGACATCAGCTTGCCCGCGGCATTGCTGCATCTTGCAATATACCCGGCCTTTGTGGGCCCATCACTGACCTGCGTACCAAAGATCGTGTACTCAAATGCGTTTTCGATGGCGGCATTCGTGACGGGTTTCCACTTAAACAGGCTTTTGACTCCATGGTTTTGGGAGAAGCAAATCAAGCGGTCGGACTTGGCTGCAATCCAAAGGAAATGACACCACTGGAAGATCTGCTGGATATCTTCGATTACGTTGGAGCAGCTGCCTATGCCGGCATGAATGAAATGATGCTGGGCGATATCTCTGAGGTGGAACTGGTCAACAACTTTATCAAGGAAGTAGGAGAGCAGGCAACAGGCAAAAAGTACACGCCGATCACCATGATTTACTACAAAGGCGGCCGAGGCGTTCTTGAATTTACTCCGGAGTCTCGTCTCGACATGAAAAAAACAGCCAAAGAAGATTATGAACGCCTTGTCATGGCGATCAGCAAGGCGGCATAATTAATACACAACACACACTATAATGGGAATATTCATAGCAGTTGGAGACCTTGGTCTTCAGGAATTGGTTGATCAAGCCAAAGAAGCGCGGGATATAGCAGTTGCGGCAAATGAGCAAAGAGGCACTATCACCGATTTTGCAAGTAAGTTTGATACTGCCATCGATAGCTTTTATCTGACCGAGAAAAACCGGCAAGGGCTTTTCGTTTATGATCCTTCGGACACTACCAGTGTTCAGGATGGCGTAATGGTTCTGGTAAAGAACAACAAAAGGTACAAAAGGCAAATTGACAATCAGATCAATGTCAAATGGTGGGGTTGCAAAGGTGACGGTGTTACAGACGATACCACCAATTTCATGAAAGCCGTTTCTTACTGGGCAACAGCCGGTGGTGATCTGTCGCTTGGCAACAGCTCCTATGTTGTTAACATGCCTACCACATACACCAACGGCGTTGCAAGTCCGGCCATAAAGATAGCTGACGGCATCAAAAGGGTGACGGTAACCGGTATGGGCGCCATCCTTAAAACCAAAAAGGGAATTGCTGCCAATGGAAGCATTGTTAGAAATGACTTGTCTGCATTCAGAGTCGAAGGAAATGCAGATTGCGACATCACATTCAACGGCGTTCGTATTTTGGGAAGCCGCGATACCGAAACTGACGATTACGAGCAAATCCCTAACAATATCTATGTTCCAAACAGTGCAAGAACGGTAAACAACTGCTTCGGCCTGCAAATAAAGGGGTTCAATACGGTTACGGTTTACGCCTCAGAAGTAAAGAAGCTTCACGGACGCGCTATTTTCGCAGATGGTGCCGCAATGCTCAGGGTTTACAACTGCGACATAGACGATATTTCCCGTACGGCTATCGAGACAACAAGCAATACTAAAACCCTGATCACAATGGGCAACAGGATTACCAACATCGGCATCCTGAAACCAGAATTCTATGTTGATGGCGTAAAGTACAAGTTTGACAACGATCCAAGCGGCAAGGTATGGTTTACCGATATCGGTGATGGTGTGTACCATTTAGGCCCGACCATGCAAGTGATAGGAAATTACTTTCTGAACATCAACCGGATTTCAATTTGCGCTGACACCAAAGATCTTGCCGTGAATACCTACTTGCTGGGGAGCGATAACATCATAGAACACGATCATTTGCGGCTCAGATGCTCCAATCCACAAGCATCAATCTGGATTGAAAACGCGCACAGTGCAAATATCAATAATAACACCATGCGGTACATCAACCGGGCGGTAAGTGAAACGCTTGCAGGTTACGCGGTTGTTTGTGCCGTTACCAAAAGATTGAATTGCGACTTCACGATTCAAAACAATAGCGTGTTCTCGGCCAACTACAACAAAAATACGCTGGTTGGCTACAACACCATCAACAACAGCGGATCGGTTATTGTAAAAAACAACTGGGCGCACGGTAAATTCTTTGCTTGTGCTTATCACTCGAATGTGAACAATCCTGACGGTATACGGCATTTGGAACAGCTGGTGTACGATGGCAATAACTTCACAAACACATTTGACAATCCTACTGTTTCCGCTTTTGCTTACGACAGTACCGCAACGGATGGCGCCGGTATTCCGTGGATCAAGAAGTATATCTTCACCAACAATGTGATCAAGGTAGCCAATAAGACGAGGCCAAACGCAACGCCTTATGCATCCGAACTGAACATTGTGAAAGGTAACGACTTTGACGGGACCGGCATCGATCTGAGGAATTACAACTATCCGGATAAATGCCTTTACATAGAAGACAACAAGAATGTCAAGTCATTAACGCCTAAGGATGGACTGACCGCAACAGAAGACAATGTGATGTATATACGGAACAATGTATTTCTGAATTCGCTGGAACTGTCTACGCCAACAGGAAGGCAGCGTATAGGCGGTGAGGTTACCGGCAATATGATCAATGGCCGCATTTTCATGAAGGCGTACAACAATCTGGTTGTTCGGAATAACAATCTGAATGGAGACGGTATTTACTTCGACAATCCGGCTATTTCATCCTTCAAGTGTGCTATTCTGGACAACTTCATAAAACTTGCTTCCGGAAAAAGTGGTGTCAGCGTCAATGATTCAAATCAGTTCACTGCTCAAAACCTCACTGTGAGAGGCAATGTTTTTGACATTGTGGATGCCGCTACCAACACAACCGGTGTGAAGTTTACAATGGACGGACCAAAGGTGAATCTGGTAATTGAAGACAATACTTTCAATGGAATCACAACACCGCTTGTTAACACTGGAATAAATCTTCCGATCAAAACCAAAATTCCATTCAACATACCAAGTGTAGCCGCTGGCGCAACTTACGTGAGTTCGGGCAGCACAATTACAGGTGCTAAAATGGGTCAGTTGGTACAGGTAGCCATGGATATTGATCTGGCAGGACTTGATCCTGTGCAAGCATACGTTTCAGCGCCGGACACCGTCAAGTTTGTAGTGAAGAATCCAACAGCAGCGGCAATTGATTTGCCAACCGGAAATGTAACCGTTTCAATAGTTTAGTGCATAGTTAGTTTAGAAGTTAGTACACACACAACACACACTGTAATGAAAAAAATGTTTTTAGCCGCCTTGCTGGCAATAGCAGGCTGGACCGCCGAAGCACAGGTCAGCTTTAAGGGCAATGTTACACAGCTTATGAACGCCGCCCGCATCGTGGACATGCAGGAAGTGGTTCAGTCGAACCTGCCCTACACAAAAGGGAAAGGCGCGCCATTCAGCATTATGATTGTGCCGAAGTCTTCGGATAATTATACCGAAATTTTCATGGTGAAAGGCAAGCTGTACCAGGGCGATACGGTTCAGAATATTCCTGTTTCGGTCAATGCCTGGAACTCGGTTGCATTGATCGAGCTGAGCCTTGACAATCCTACTTTATTCGTGTACTACAACGTCTATGTCGGTTTCGGGCAGGACATAGACGGACTGTAAGCCATGAGAAGTATACTATTATCATTATTGGTGCTTTTGTCGTGGACGGCAGAGGCACAGCTGATTGGCGGGGGCCGCAGGGGAGTAGTTATTTTTCAGGGTGGCGGAGGCGGCGATAGCACAGGCGCACCATTAACCTCGACAAGGATTGCAACGGCATTGGGTTATATGCCACTTAACCCGAATGTTCCAATTGATAATCCGGTAGTCGTAAAGTCAATCGCGCGGAACAAAGTCATAGGTATTGAGTTGGTCGATAATACGCCCGACTTGCAAAAGCCGGTCAGTTATCCGCAGGCTGATGCCTTGGCGCTCAAAATAAACCGAAATAGCCTTGCGACTATTAACTTGGTTAATATTGAGAGTGGTGGCAACATAAGCCTTGCAACGCCTGATGCTTCTTCAATAACATCAGGTGTTTTTGCAGACGCTCGGATCGGCTCAAACATCACAAGAAACACCGGAACGGCAACAATTACCAACAAAACGATTTCGGGTTTAACAAATACAATAAAAGACCTTGCTGAATCAGCCATGCCAACGCTCGCCACTACTTTGGCGGGCAAAATGCCAACTTTTACGCCGTTGGTTATCAATGGCGTGAGTGTAACGGCTGGTGGTACATTGTCGCTTGCCACAACAAGCGCGAATAGTATTCTTTCCGGTGTTTTCGATGATGCAAGAATTCCGGCGAATGTGCTTCGCGCAACAGGGGCGGCGGTTGTATCAGGCAAAACGTTTGATGAAACTAATACATTTACAAGCATTCCTTACAGTGTTCTGACAGGCGCGCCAACAATACCGTCTTCTACCAACTTTCTGACCACAACTGGCGACCAGTCTGGTATTGCAGGTAATAAAACGACGACTGGTACTTGGGCATTTAATGCGCCTCCTACAATTGCTGGGGCGAATCTATCCGGCGATATATTATTTTCGGGCAATCTCACTCGTAAAGTTGGTGCGCCAAGTGCCGCAGCTTCGGATATTTATAGCCGCTACTTTGGTAGAAACGGAAGCGTTGTTATTGGGCCGTCTACGGGTAATGCTGATTTGACATTTCAAATGGGGGCATCTGGGGCTAATGTAGGTGCATTTCGCGCTAATACCGGAAACCTTCACTTATTCCCAAATGGAGCAACGCCGGTAGATTCTATTTACAGGCTGCATGTAAGAGGAAAGGTGAAGATTACGGACATTATGAACGTAACTGTTCCTACTTACGAGACAGATGCCGAGGCAATGGCTGGGACACCTCCTCTTATTGCAGGGGATGTTTATATGAATTCGCAAGGCATGCTTCATGCTGTTAAGCCAGTGAGCGACTTTCCTGAATATGACCTTTACACTTCAAGCGGTAAAGACGTTCCTTTTGACTACGCTGATAATATAGGTGAAGTGGTATGGAGAACACAAACGCCAAACCAGCCATATAGCCTAAACTTTGTCACAAACAGGAACAGGCCCATGTTTCGGGTTGAGCTTCAGCCTGGGGATAATTTTCTTAGTGACGTAACTTCAAAGAACTCTCAGAACCCGAAATATGACGCAACTAACCCTGATCGAGACGAGGAAGGAGAATACCAAGTCAAAGAAAGATCGGAGGGATATACAAAAGATTTCCCAAGTGTAGGGGGTACTTATTATTACATAAGTTACTCCTTTATGGTTGAGCCTGGGCCTGATGTTTACTATTCCAATCCAGATTATTTCTGCTATTTAGGTCAATGGCACAATTCAGATTCAGACAAAGGGCCGGTTCCATTTGCGTTTAATTTCAGTGGTCAGGATAAATTGCAACTACAAATAAGGGAGTTTACTAATACAGCCACTCAATTTAAGACAAAAGCAACCCTTAAACCACGCGGCCAATGGAATAGTATGGTTATACGCGTAAAGTATAATACGAGTTCCACAGCAACAAAGAATGGTGAATTTACTTGGTGGGTTAATGAACAAATACAAGATAACCTTACCGGTTTAGATTTAGGGTCACTATTAAAGCCAGATGGCTCTGGAGGTTTTGTAACTCAAACCAACAAAGGTTATTGGAAGTCTGGAATTTATCGCACGGCTGGTAGTCCAGATACATCACCGGGCGTTCCGTCAACTACTGCTCCGAGGGTTAATTTAGCTGTTCAATACGCCAATATCCGGGTTACAACAACCAACTTAACAGCCGCACCAAACAACAAGATTACTTCACCTGATCCAATAACACCATAACACACACTATGGGAGATCCATTCGGCTATCAAAAGGAGCAGCTTTACGGCCGCAACAATAAAGTTACAACGCTCAGGACACAAACACATGCTGAAATGGTAGCAGACAGCCTGCGGAACTCGGGCAATCCGAAATTCTATGTGATTGATATTGACGAGGAAAACGGCAATGCTCAGGACGTGCTTTACTGGTGGGATGGAATAGCGCTTACACCAATAGCAACAACTGGAAGCATCCCGTTCGTCAATGCTCCAACCTATGCGGCCGCTGTTGCCCTCACAAGTACATTGCCCGGTGAAAAGCTTATTCCTGTTGCTGCTGACGAAACACAGAACGGCGCGAAGGCTTTGTACTACTGGAATACGACTACACTTCAAGAAATCTTACTTTTATAATGGGTGCATTAGATCAAAAATTAAGGGCAAAAGATACAGATGGTAAAGGGCTGTCAAAGGAAGATTTCACAACCGCTTTCAAAGCTATTGTTGAATCAACTCCTGCTAAATTTCAGGAGCTTTCAGGCTTTGCCGAATACACTCCTACGTTGGTTGATAATTCTTTTATCACCAAGTCAACCGGATTAACTGGCGGCAGCGTAGATTACAGAAGAACAGCGCCAATCCCATTAAGCAATCTCGGCAGCGTCATCAAAATTGACATTGGAACATTTGGCGGCTCGATTGCTCCGATTGCTTATTACACCTCAACAAGCATTGCAACTGGCAATTATATTTCTTCGTCTGAAATAACAACTGTCGGAGGCAGCAACCCGGCAGCTGGACAACAGTTAACCGGATTTATTTTAACTCCTCCGGCAAATGCAACCCATGTTGTTTTTTCCTCGCATAAGAATTTCAACCTTAAAATATATTCAAAAACGGTTGATCAGGCCACAAAGGACGGCCAAACTGCTTTTGTTGAATCTGCCTTGAATGTTGCCGAGGGATTGTATAACAACTACACAAATCCGTTTGCAAGCTTATCGCCGGAATCAGACAAGCTATTCAGAAGAGGAGCAAAACAAGCAGCTATCGGTTCAGACGTTCAGCCAATGATCATTGTGGCAGGACAATCGGGAGCAGATGGCAGAATCCCTGTTGCAAATGCTCCTGCATGGCTTACATCCAATAACAACAAGATTGACAATTACATGATGTGGAACAGGACCACAAATGCATTTCAGTCTTATCAGCTTGGAGTGAATACCGGCGCACTCAACAACACGGCAACTACATTCGCCTTTGACATTTATTTTGCAAAGGCATGGCTGGATGCCAATCCCGGCAAGAAGTTATATGCCATAAGGCAATCAGCTGGCGGTGTCCCAATCAGCGAGAAAGGGGTTAATACCGGCAATAACAATTACAGGTGGCAGCCTAAAACAGAACTGATCGTATCAGGCCAATTATCAATGACAAATGAATTGGTGGCCAAGATTGCGGCGGTTAAACAATTCTGCACCAATACTCGCCTGCGGCTTTATCCTTTGGCTGTTCTTTTCGATCAAGGCGAAGGTGATGCCGATAGAGCAGGCGATGGTGCAGTGGCAGATTATCCGGTCAACTTAGCCAATCTGTTCAGCTTTTTTCGTGGATTGTTTCAGGCTCCTGCACTTCCCATATTTCACGGGACAATTGTATCAGGAAACACGAATTACAACGCAATCAATACTGCTATCAACCAGGTGGATTCTCTCGATCCATTCTTGAAAGCAATTGATATGTCCTCGCGACAGACATTCCTTGATGGACTGCACTATGATGCTAATGCCTCCGAGTTTAAGGGCCAGCAAATGTATAATAATCTACTTCTCATGTAATACTCTCAATATCATGGCAGATCCAGTAGGATTTCAAAAACAACAGTTGTACGGCAGGAATAACCCGGTCCGCACGCTCAGAGTACCAAGTTATGCCGACATGGTGGCTGATTCACTGCGCAGCTCGGCGACTCCAAAGATTTATGTCGTTGACATCGACGAAACAAACGGTGGCGCCGAGGATGTGCCGTTTTGGTTTGATGGCATCGAAATAAAGCCTTTCGGAAGCAGTAATGTAGCGGCTCCCGGCTCCGTTGCGCTATCCAGCGTAAACGGCCTTGATCCAATACTTCGCATGCTCGGCATGGGTGCAGGCGTGACGCTGGCTACTGCCAGAACATTCACGTCAACCGATCCAACCGTATTCATGATTAACAACATTGCAGGCGACAATCTGGCCATTTACGACAGCTCAGACATAAACAGCGCAGACAATGGAACAACGGTAATCGTCGGCTCAGGAGGTCGGCGATACAAGGTCTTAAACGTGGTCAAAGCTCTTCAATTAATCACCAAAGCAACTGACATTTTCCAATGAAAAAGATACTCTTATTTCTTCTGTGCATTAATTACGCCTTTGCTCAAACACAAAGCTCTGTTCAGACAACGATCAATTCAAATCTGGTCAATCCACTTCGGACCGTTAACATAAGGACATCTGTTACTGCTGTGAACGAGCTGGCCGGTAAAGCGGCTACGGATGCAGCAACGGCATTGTCACAAATTGCAGGATTACAGGCAGGACAAAACCCGGAAACAGATCCGACAGTGCCAAGTGCTGTAAAAGCGATTACAACAACCAACATTTCAAACTGGAACACTGCTTTCGGATGGGGCAATCATGCCGGGGCCGGATATCTGACGTCGGGCAGCTCATTAGCTTTCGCCAATATTACGGGTGTTCCTGCTTACCTGCTTTCCTCTACTGCTGCAAGTACGTATCAGCTATTATCCAACTTGTCAACCGATTTAACGGCGAGTACAACAAAGTATCCGTCTGTTAACGCTGTCAATACAGGACTTGGATTGAAGGCCAATCTTGCAGGAGGAAACACGTTCACTGGCACTCAAATATTTCCATCCACAACCAGTTTTGGCAATGTGTCAAGTACTGAACTCGGTTATCTGGATGGTGTTACCTCCTCGCTTCAAACGCAGTTAGATGCAAAGCTCGGCAGCTATACCGAGACAGACCCGACTGTTTCAGCAGCAGCTAAGGCAATCACTTCTACGAATGTAACCAACTGGAATACGGCGTTTGGCTGGAGCAACCACGCAAGTGCCGGTTATGTCACACCGTCGAGCACGAGCACATTCACCAATAAATCAGGCGCGATCAGCCAGTGGACAAATGATTCCGGTTACCTGCTTGGTTCAACGGCAGGCACCACATACCAGACACTTGCCAATCTTTCTACGGACCTGACAGCGAGTGCAACCAAATACCCTTCCGTGAATGCGGTTAACACTGGACTGGCAACTAGGGCAACAACGGCTTATGTTGATGCCGCAGTTGCCGCAGTTACTCCGGTAACTCCTGCTAATGCAAAGCGTGAGATTTTCTATGAACCGCAAGGCAACAGCACCACAATAAACACGCTTGGTCTTGCAATGACCGCGCAGGGAACGGCTACGACTCGGAACGTCAACACGGCTTCGCTTTACGGAAGGTCACGCAGGATCGGTTATACAAGCGGGACCAGCGCCAATGCAGTTGCCGGCGTTATCGGCCTTCCTCAATTTCAGGTAGCAGCTCCGTTTTCTTTCAAAGGCGTGTTCGGAATTCAGACCTATGATGCCGGGCACCGTTACACAATTGGAATGGGTAACACCTCGGATGCTACTGTCAATCCTTCTACATTGATTAACCGAATCCACATGTACGCTGACCCCGGAGACTTGACTTGGAAGGTTGTAAGCTCTGGCGCTACGCTTGGCACTCCTGTTGATCTGGGCGCAAACTTTCCGGTTAATACAGCTACGACTGACGTGTACGATGTCAATTTCACGATCATTCCGGGTGGAACCACAGTGTCTTACACCATCAAACGGCTGAACACAGGTGATATCGCTACTGGAACATTGACCGGCTTACCAACAGGCGTTCTTCTCAGCCCACAGATTACCGCATCCAACGCAGCAACCGCAACATCAGCGAATATTGATGTGATGCGGGCCATGATGATAACTGATAATTAATACCATGAAAAAGGAGGTCAAATTAACGGCGCAGAAAAAAAGATTTTGTGATGAGTATCTGGTCTGCGAGAACGGCAAAGAAGCCGCAATTCTGGCCGGGTACTCCGCAAAGACTGCCGCTGTTCAAGCCTCTCAAATGTTAAGCGAAGTTAAGGTGCAGGAATACCTTAAAGAACATAAATATAAGCTTGATAAAAAGTTGGAAAATAAGTATCTTATATCAAAAGAGAGAATCCTTGAACAGTATGCAAAGATTGCATTTTCAGACATCAGAGGTTACTATGACGAGGACGGATTATTAAAGTCAATCAGTGCTCTGGATGAAGATCAGGCCGTTGCTTTGGCCGGTGTTGAAACTTTTGAAGTGAATACTGGTGGCGTTCCGATCGGCGAAACAAAGAAGGTCAAGATTTACGATAAGATCCGGGCCCTTGACAGTATCTCCAAAGTGATGGGATACAATGCCGAGGAGAAAAGCAATGTCCGCGTGAGTGTTGACCTGACCGAGCAGGACATTGAAATGTTTTCAAAGTTCTTTAACGACAAGTATAAATGACACCGGCGGAAATACAAGAGTATAAGCGTATCGCATTATCAAGGCTTGCTACACAGAAAAGCCTGATGAATTACACATGCTATTTCTTCCGGGAGCTTTACAGCAGAAAGTTTGTCATCAACAAGCATCATGAAAGGATTTGTGATCTGCTGAACCGCATCCTTGCCGGCGAAGTTACCAAGGCCATTATCAACATCGCTCCGCGGTATGGTAAAACCGAACTTGCCGTCAAGAACTTCATCTCGCATGGCCTTGCTTTAAACCCGGCATCAAAGTATATCCATTTGAGCTACTCCGATGATCTTGCCCTTGACAACAGTGAAGGTGTAAAGTCAATTGTGGAGCATGAAGCGTATCAGGAGCTTTACCCAGAAGTAATGATAAAGAAGGACTCGCGCAGTAAAAAGAAATGGTACACAACCAAAGGCGGAGGCGTTTACGCTACATCGGCAGCCGGTCAGGTAACAGGTTTTGGTGCGGGGCAGGTTGATTCCGAAGAACAAGATGATCCTGACTTTGAAAGAACCATGGATGACTTTCTTGTCGATGCCGGCATTCATACCAAGTTCGGCGGCGCGCTGATTATTGACGACCCGATCAAGCCCGAAGATGCTGATTCGGAAACCCGGCGCGAGCGTATCAATCAGCGTTATGATTCCACCATCAAGAACCGGGTAAACAGCCGCAAGACACCGATCATAATCATCATGCAGCGTCTGCACGAAAATGATTTATGCGGATATCTGTTGCAGAATGAACCCGGACAGTGGGAAGTGCTGAGCCTGCCATGTATTCAAACCGATGACAAAGGGAATGAAATCGCGCTGTGGCCATTCAAGCATTCTTTACAGGAACTTAAAGCCTTGCAGGATCAAAACAGCATGGTATTTGAGCGTCAGTACATGCAGAACCCGCAGCCTGCTGGCGGTTATCTGTACGGAAGGCCATGGAAAACATACCAGGGCATTGATTACATCCCGGCTACCAAATTCCGGATGCGGAAAACATATACCGATACCGCTGACCTTGGAACTGATTTTCTGTGCTCAATTGCTTATATTGAAACAGAAACCGCGATGTATGTTACCGATGTGATTTACACACAGGCCGGCATGGAAACAACCGAGCCGATGGTGGCAAAACAGATTCACGAACAAGGTACAGAACTGGCAAGGGTTGAAAGTAACAATGGTGGCCGCGGCTTCGCCCGTAACGTGGAGCAGCAGACGCGTTTACGCGGAAACAAGGATACGCGCATCGAATGGTTTCATCAGTCAGCGAACAAGTATTCCCGGATCTTTACGGCCGGCGCATCGGTTCAGAACCTGATCGTCTTTCCGGAAGACTGGAAAGCACGTTGGCCCAAGTTTGCAAAGCATGTCTGCTCTTATATGGCAGCTGGCGGCAATGCGAATGATGACGCGGAAGATGCATTAACCGGAATGACAGAATACTTTGGTAAGGATAGTAACAAGGCACAGAACCTCACAGCTTATTTCAGATAACACACATTATGAATTTACAGGAATTAACACAGTTGCTTGGTCAGGAACAGGATATTACAACCAAACTTAAAAAGCTGCGGGGCCGCAACAAGATCAGCGAAGAAACTGAAAAGCTGACTGCGCTTTACGACATTGAAAAGCATGACATTTACGACACGGTTAAGCGGCCGGACCGCATTGTGATGAAAGAAGATGATGAGGGCAATATGGTTTACGATCGTAAGGAACTTGTTAACCGCATTGCTCTGCCTTTTCAAAAGCTGATCGTAAAACGCGCTGTTTCCTTTGTCTTTGGCAATCCTGTAATTTTGCAATGTGAAACTGAAACAGACCAGGAAGAACAAGTATTGGAAGCAGTGAAGCGCATCCTGCATGAAAACAAATCAAACGGATTTGACCGCCGCATTGCCCGCGAGCTTTTCAAAACCACTCAGGTTGCTGAATGCTGGTTTCCGGTTGCCAAGTCCGAATCTCATGAAGATTACGGCTTTCCAACTCAGTTCAAGATCAGGGTGACTTCTTTCAATACATCTGACGGAAACAAGCTTTATCCTTTGTTTGATGAAACCGGGGACATGATTGCTTTCAGCCGAGAATTCACCATTGAAGACGACGAGGATAAAAAGAAAACCTATTTTGAAACCTACACCGCAGAGGAAAAGCGCACTTGGATTCAGGATGGTAATGTGTGGACCGAACAGCCTGCGGTACCAAATACCATAGGGAAAATCCCGATTGTATATGCTTCTCAGGAACAAGTTGAATGGGAGGATGTTCAGTCCAAGATTGACCGTCTGGAAAAGCTGCTTTCAAACTTTGCCGAAACAAACGATTACCATGCTTCTCCGAAGATTTTTGTTGAAGGGAACATTACAGGCTGGGCAAAGAAAGGTGAGCAAGGCGCAATCATCCAGGGCGAACCCGGAACAAAGGCTTATTATCTTTCATGGGATCAGGCCCCGGAATCGGTACGCCTTGAAATTGAAACATTGCTGCGGTTTATCTTCTCATTCACCCAGACACCGGACATTTCCTTTGATAGTGTAAAAGGGCTACGTGAAATATCAGGGGAGGCGTTGAAAATGCTTTTTCTGGACGCTCACTTGAAAGTACAGGACAAACGCGAAATCTTTGATGATTACCTGCAGAGAAGAATTAGCATTCTGAAAGCATTTGTGGGAACGATGAATCTGGCCCTTAAACCAGTTGCTTCCAAACTGCTGATTGAACCCGAAATACAGCCGTTTATTATCAACGACCAGAAAGCAATGATTGAGCGCTTAACTATGGCAAACGGCAATAAAGCGATCGTTTCGCAGAAAACTTCGATTGCACTTTCTGGCCTGGTGGATGATGTCGATGCCGAATTGAAACAGATTCAAGCCGAGGAAAAAGAGCGTGCAGCAAATGATACTTTTGAAACAGCTTTTTAGTACTTTGCCAAAAACGTAAACTCAACGGATATGAAGATTGTAAAGATTTGGGTAATGACCGAGGAAGGAATCGAAAGAGACGAAGCAGGCCTTCCGCTTACCAGAAACCATTGGATGTTGCAGGACGCATTCATTGATTTGAGTGAAATCAGTCATGCATACGAAAGCCTGTATCATCCCGGCTGCATCACAGTTGAATTGAAAACTGACGTGGCGATGCATGTACAAATGAGCATCCTTGAGCTTTACGAGGCAAAGTTAGAATATCAAAGAACCATGTTTATTTCAGCATTCTTTCAGAGTAACTGACAATGCCCAAAAGACCATTCGACCACACTACATACGATAGAAAGCACTTCGAAACCATCACGCAGTATGTCAAACGGATCAAGCGGATTTATGCTAGAACGATCCGTGACGCTGTTCTGATTTCTCAGAATATCCGGCTTGCAGATGGCCAACTATTTTCCTTTGAAGCCAATCAGGTCCTCAAACAGCAGGCGGATTTGTTGTTTCAGGCGATGTATACCGAAATGCTGAAAACAATCAATGCCGGAACTAATGAAGTTTGGCTGATTTCTGCCCTCAAAAACGATGATCTTGTAAAATCCGTACTGGACACTACAAAACTATCAGAAAGCGTCCTGAGCCGTTATTTGAACCGGAACCTTTCAGCGTTATCCGCTTTTCAAAACCGGAAGGTTGGCGGAATGGGATTATCTGAACGGATCTGGAAACAGACTCAGCAGTTCAGGAGCGAATTAGAATTTGGTCTGGATATCGGTATTGGTGAAGGCAAATCAGCTGCTGCGCTCGCCCGGGACTTACAACAAAACATGATCGATCCTGACCGCTTGTTTCGCCGGGTTCGTGACAAGCATGGTAATCTGGTCCTGAGCAAAGCGGCAAAGAACTTTAATCCGGGTCAGGGCGTATACCGGAGTTCTTACAAGAATGCGCTTAGGCTGACCCGCACAGAAATCAACATGAGTTACCGTACTGCGGATTACGAACGCTTTCAGCAGCTTGATTTTGTTGTCGGGTACGAGGTCAAGCGAAGCAACAATTTAACAACCTGCGATGTCTGCGGCCCGCTTGCCGGCAAGTATCCAAAAACATTCCGCTTTATTGGCTGGCATAGCAACTGCCGGTGCTTTGTCGTCTCCATTCTTGCAACAAACAAGGTAATGAACGAGCTTGAATTGAAGCTTCTGAACGACGAACCGACAGCTGATTTCAAGAGCAGCAACGAAGTCAAGAATGTTCATCCGGGCTATTTAAAATGGATTAAAGAAAACAATTCCCGGATATTGCGGGCTAAATCAGTTCCTTATTTCATCCGGGATAATCCGCAGTATTCTGGATTACGTATTGGATAGTTTGAAGGTTTCTTTATAAGCTATGACTACCAGAAAATTGTTTCTATGATTAGTTTGAAAACTAATATGTCTTATACCGAAATACTTCAATTACTATTTTATGATTGACAAAATAAAATTAAGTACATGGAAGCTTGGGTCATAAACTTATTTTTTGGCTTTGTTGGAACCTCATTAGAAAGATTAATAACTTGGTTGTTTCCAAAAGAAATCAGGATTTTTGTTTTTGTAGTTATTACTATAATTGGAATACTTTTAACTGTAGAAAAAGTTTATAACTGGAAAATACCATACCTTTCAAATTATGCTAAATATGATGAATTTGTTACTTCTGTCGCATCTGGATTTTTCATTTCATTAGCATTAGATAATCTGCAAACTAAGTTTAAAAAAGTTACCCCATTAAGCCAATATACTATTATTTATGCATTAGGTAATCTGATTCGAATTCCTTATTCAATTATTTTTACTATAAGTATTTATAAATACTATTATGGTTTCTCGGCAAATATTCGCCCTAGATCCATTTTTTTTATTTGTTTGATAGATATTGTTGCCCGTATGCTTGAATTTAGATTATTTGTTAAGGAGGTAACATTGAAATTTATACTTCAAACAACATTATTTCAAGCACTAGTTTTAATTAGATATATAAATTGGCGCATTTTTCTTTTTCAAGTTATTGGAGCTTTTTTTATTAATAGTTTTCATATAAATTACTTTATATTATTACTTAGTCTAGTTATGATTCCGGCTTTAAGGCATATTGTTCATTGGACTAACGAGGTTATATTGGATGAATACAAATGGGAGAACAAATAAATATAAACATAGTAAACGCTTAATACACCGTTTCGCCAAATGTTTTCATCTTTCTATTAATTTGCATCATTTTGTTACATACACATATACTAATCAGCCATTTAGCTCAATAATTTCAATATCTTTAAGCAGCAATTAACACACTATTTTTTTTATGACAACAATCTTTCTGAAGGGAACGAAACTCGTTTCTCTGCCTGATGGCAATTGTGAAATCGTGCCGGATGTGCCGGAGACACCCACCAAGCCGACAAAGCCGGATGTTTCATCTTTTAAACTCGGCCCGGCAATTATTAACAATGTCCTCGTTGGCCTTAAATCCGGCGACTACATGCCACAAAACCCGGACAAGCCACACTCTTTACAGCAAGTGATCAGTTTCAAAGATGAAGTCTGGCGTTTCGAGATCCGACCCGGTGAAGTCTGGAAAGGATCAAATGGTAAAAGCGGTGACCTAAACAACAAGAACCGCGAACGATCAGAGCTTTATTTGAAGAACTCCAACTTCAAACGGGATACCGACATCTGGATAAATTATAAATTCATGATTCCTGAAGGCGGCGACACGCTGAAACCGACCGAGGACGGATTTATGTATATCGGTCAAATCCATGCTGCGGAAGATAAAGGTGATGTTTCCAGCACACCTCCAGTTGGTCTTCTTTTGTCTGCCAAAAACGGCAAATACTTTGTTACCGTTACCAGTGCGTCAGCTACTGACCGAATCCATACCGTAAAGCCAAAAGCCATTACCCGCGGCACATTTGAAGTAGAACGAGGCGTATGGATCGACATCACGATTAAAGTGCGTTTCAACCCGACAAAAGGGCTGCTACAAGTTTGGAAAGGAAAACAGAACGTCGTTAACCTTGAAAACGAAGGTATCGGGTATAACGACGAAACAGGCCCTTACTGGAAGTTTGGCGCATACCGTCAACCGGCTAATGAAACGTTTGTAATCTATTACGCAAACATGACCGTCAGCAAAGACGGCAAAACGAGTTTATGGTCTCGTGTGGAAAACCCGCTGCCAATCGCTTGATTTTAGAGGGGAGCTTAACGGCTCCTCTTTTTCTACTACTTCCGGCTTATCCAATGCCGCCAACACAGCAAAGAAAACCGTCATTCCGAGGCAAAGGCCGTTATAAATTTCTTCATGGTGCAGCCGGTAAAAGATCCGCATAGGATCAATTATGATGTCAACAGTATGCATCTGCTAATTTGTTAAATATGAAAGAGAAGGATTTGCTTTAATGCTTTCGTAAGATAGGAAAATTCAATTTATACTACAATACATTAGCACCTATTTGTACAAGATAAAATAATGTCTGTTCCAATTATGAAGCCTCAGCCATAATTATTGAAAAGAGAAAAGTAGATAAATGGATATATTCCTTCTTGATGGATATAATCCAACATTTAAGATCATGGCAGAAGTTAAAAAGCAGGTATATGCAGCACCAAAAAAGCCAATACCTATTCAAATCCGATTGGCACTTTCCATGCTTTACCAGGTAAAGGATATGCTGGAAATCAAAAAGTGGATGAGCACGCAGGATATTTTTGAAGCACACAGTAAAATATTCAGACGAATAAGCGCGTCCATCCAGCATGATTACAATTATGCTATTTCGGTACAGCAGCAACTAAATGCAATTGAATTGTTAATGGCCGGGTTTAATAAGGATGATATTCTGAAATAG